CTCCAGCAGCAGGAGATAGATAAGCTGCGCCGCCAGTAGCCAAAACTGGCAAAAGAGCTTGCCCAGTTGGTGTCGTGACAGCAGCCTGATCTGCACGCCGTGTAAACTGCAATGCACGCAAAAGCCCGTCAAGGCGAGCAACTTCAGTTGGCTCAAACGCTACCCCATTTTTTTTGCCAGAATTTTTCAATTGGGTGATGAATCTAGCTGGGCTGATTGAATCAATACCGCCAGCCCTTTCAACCATGTCCTGAACGATCAAAGCTCGTGCATTCTTCTTGCCTTCTTCGCTTAGGCTTCCAAAGAGAGCGCGAACTTCGCTAGGCTTTTTACTGAATAGCAACGACTTAGCTTCTTCTGGCGTTGCGTTGCCCTTAGCAAGTACGCGCTTGATGGTTGCATTCTCAAGATCAGTAGCAAAGTCTGATAGTGCTGCATTTGCAGAGCGCCACTTGGCAAAGTCACCTGCTTCACCAAACTGCTTTATATGCCGCCCCATATCTTCACGCAAAGCGGGATAGATGTCCCTAACGATCTTTTTTAATTCGGTTGAAACTGGTTTTAGCGTATCATCGCCCAGAGCATCGCCAATGGCTTTTCGCGTCAACTCAATTTTACGCATATCACCAGAAAGCAGATCATTGCGGAACGATTGCAGCTTGGCGATCAAAGGTTGGTAGCTTTCAAGATTACCATATTTAGCGATGCCGGAATCAATAACAGTTATGGTGTCCGTTACATCAACAGGCGATCCAGAAACCTTATTGATCACATCACCTTTTTCTCTTGTTAATTTACCAATCTGCTCCCCGCGAACCTTTAAAAAGTCGCCAGTAATATCATCAATCTCAGCCGTTCCAGCATTGAAATCGTCATAGAGTTTTGTAATAGCCGCTTCACGCGCTTCACGCTGGGCAGAACGAGCGCCACCAGTGCCAATGACCGGAATCTTTTCAAGTGTTTCCTGTGTCCACCGCCCGAACCAAGTGCGGGGCTTCACAATGTCAGAAGTGATAAGTGGAATGCCAGCAGCTTCAGCAGCGGGGATCGCCTGTGCTGCGCTTGGAGTGATGAGTCTACTAACGACAGGCGCTACATATTTTTCAACTGCTGAAGTGACGGCAGGCGTTACATATTTTCCACCAACATAACCACCGGTTGCACCAGCAACGGTCCCACCAATTACGCCAGGAATGCGTTCAACAAGGCCAACATCAGGGGCATAATCCCCGCCCCCATAAGCGCCGCCATAAATAGCGCCTTGCTTCACGCCTTGCTTAATGACTTCTTCAATTGGAGCGCCAGCGCCAGGGATTTTTGTTAGCTTATTTATTGGCGACAGAACACCACTAGCGATTTCGCTAACTAGTGTTGTGCCAGGATAGTTTTCTTGTCCATACTGGCGAGCAGCTTCCAGCTTTGCGGCGGCATCTGGATCAAATTGCTGAACAATTTCTTCTCCGAGCCCTGCTGTGTAACCACTTATCGCCCCAGAACCAATGGCGCTGAGTTGCCCAGGTCCACCCTCTTCCTTGGTTCCGGTGATGGGGAGCCTCCACTGGGCTGCACCTCGATCACCAGGAACGTTTTCTTCATACCATTGCAGAGCTTCAATGGTATCAGCGCTAGCTTCGCCATAACCCTTGGCCTGCATGGTAGCATTAAATTCGATTAGAGCTTGGTCAAATGGCTTTCCTTGGGTCGCAGACCAAGCATCTATGCTGTCTTGGCGAGCCTTGAAGTCTGCGTCAGTTGAATATGTTCCGCCCTCGGCAACTTGAATTTCAGGCGCACCCGGCGCAGTGGATTCAGCGGCATCCGCTTCCTGCTGCTGATATTTCGTCAGTAGATTGTTCCAAGTGCTGAAAGCTTTTGGAGCCTGCGTGCCAGCACGAGCAATAACGCCAGCGAGAGCTTGTTCGCGAAACTGCTTTTTTGCAGCGATTACGTCCTCACGATCACCCGGCTGTGGGAAATAACGCGCACGTCCCTGCACGATTTCATTTTCAGGAATGGCGGCACCGCTGTCGCTTCGCAAGACCGCTTCAACAAAAGAACTTTGCGCCGCATCAGCAACCTGACGCGCATCTCCACTAACAAGTGTATTTGCTAAATCAGGAAATTCATCTTTGAAACTTTGTCCAAAAATATTACGCGGACCAATGCCCTGATTTTCATAAAGACGATTGGCACCCATAGCGCGGATATAGTAGCCGACGTTCTTTGACTCTTCACCAGTGCCTGCCTGTCCGGGGGCATTGGGATCAGCGGGACCACCAGGGATAAACTCTACATTGCCAGCAGCATTATAACGATAGCCGGTAGGTGCTTCGCGTGGAGTGTCTTTTGGCGCAGCAATGACAGGCTGAATTGACGAAATGGGAACAGATGGTGTGGCTGCACCATCAAACTGATCGAAGACATTTTGTTCAGCCATATTACTTTCCAATCACAACGTGCCAATGCGGCCCTGTAGCATCTTTAGACGGGTTCCGCACTTCATCACGCGCTTCAACAATACGATAGCCGGCCTTACGAATGCGAGCAATGTATTGTTCAAATGTCATTCCGGCTATTGGAGCAATATCAACAGCCCCTTTCGTTCTGGCATGATATGAAGACGGATTACTTTTAGACAGCGGATGATCCGGCCCTCGATAACCAGATGTAATCCTTGCGTCGGGGAATAGGTTTGCAATCACAGCGCGACCATCAGCGAAAGTTACCAGACGGGGATGTTTCTCCAGTCTGACCTCCTATAATTCGAGCCGCCGGATTGGGATTGGTTTTAGTTCCATATTTCTTATTGAACTCGGCAGCGAGTGAAGGGTCTTGCTTGAGAATATCAACAGCACCTTGCGGAATTTGTGGAGAAACAGCTTCCTGTCCAGTGCCAGCAGCAATTTCCAAGTCCTTTTTCAAGAACAATCCAACACCGGGAACGGCCAGCCACGGATCGCCTTGGCGCTTTTCTGTCAAGGCTGCTTTAAATTCTGGCGTTCCTGGCAGCAATCCTTCTGCGCGTAACTCCTTCAGGAACGGAGTATCATAGCCTTCTGTTGCATCAAAGAGCGTCTTGTAAAGCTTTTCATCACTCTGAGCTAACTGAATAGTCATGGGAAGAATAACGGCATCGGGGTTTTCGTCAAATGCTTTAAGTAGTGATGCGGCCGCAGCCGCTTGCTCTTCCTTGCCAATCGTGTTGGCATATCCATCCGCCTGCTTCACCAGCCGCGCACGAGCCGCATCTGGGTTTGATTTGAACAGGCTAATCACTTCGGCACGAAAGCTATTGTCTGACTTAATTTGATCTTCGTTTAAGATTGATTCACTTGCAGTAATTTGCTCTTTCAATGCAGGAATGAAAAGAAGAACCCTAGCAATATTTTCTGGCGACCTGTCATTAGCAACAGACATCAATGCCTCTTGCGCTTGCTGGGCGCGAGCTTTTTCCTCAGCGGCCTTTGCTTGCGCCGCATTCCTCGCCGCTATTTCATTGCTGAAATTATAAGCTTGCTCAAATGCCATCATGGGATTTGGCAATGTATAGTTGTAAGGTTGGGCCATTAGAAAAGTTTCCCAAATATTGCTTTTCCTTCAGCACCAGTGCCAAAGCCAGTGATTGTGTTTAGTGCATTATTAAATGCCGCTCCCTGAGCAAGTGCATTGCCAGCCCGTGCCTGACCAGCTTGCGTATATGCTTCGCCAATCCGAGTTGCAGCATTTTGTCCAGCGGCCCCAACGCCAGCCGCAGATGCCTGCCCAAGACTAGCCATCCCGCCAAGGCGGCCATACTGCTGTTCAATGAATTGGTTGAGTAAGGCGGGACGAAACTGAGCTAGTGCGCCTTGCACATTGCCACCACGCAAACCGCCAGTGGCTGATGCGTTCTGAAGAATGCTTTCCTCGCCTTGGCGTGCTAGGGCTTGAAATCCTGCACCGCCCTCAATTCCAGAGATCGCCTGTTGCTGCAACTGCTCTGGTGTTAGGGTGAACTGAGAAATATCATCACCAGCGCCTTGCCCAGTGGTCTGATAATAGTTTTGGGCAAATTCAGCTAAAGATTGTGTTCCGCCAAACTGGCCTCCTGGCATCCCTCCATATTGCCCGAATCCACCGAAATCAAACCCAAATGGCGCTGTGTTCTGCGCTTCAAACGCCTGCATCAGGGCGGGGTTTGATTGAGCATATGCCTCCCAATTAGTTGAGCCAGTGCCAAGACCAAGTATATTCATCTGAGCTTGAAGTGCTGGGATGCCAGCGGCTGTATATGGAGAAAGCAGTCTGGTTAATTCATTACGAGCTGCACGCTGCTCTTCGGCAGTCTTATCGGCTGCTTGAACCTGTGCTTTAGAGGCTTTGCTGGATGCCTTAGATGCCACCACTCCGCCAATAACGGCGCTTCCAATAACTGCCGCTGCAACTGCACTCATATCAATTACTCCCTATTGTCACGGCCAATGCCTGACGATAGTCAACTGTGATTTCTTCACCAATGTTTCCGCCCTTGCAGCCTGCAATATCACGCAGCGCCACAAGATAAATATCACCATTCTCCATGCGGAACATCATCGCATTAGGATTCTTGGAGTGATTTGTAAAACGGCCAGCAGGAGTGCGCTTGCTTCCAAGCAGTGCAGGAGCAATGACTTCAAACTGCGGGATATTACCAGTAGCTAACAGGCCGCGCCCTTCAATTTGGCTGACACCAACAGCGACTTTATATTCGCCATGCGGGAATAAAACCTGATCGTATTCATCTTCTGAGATCGATCGCACCATATCGGCATCAAAGCCAAACGTCTCAATGGCCGCATAGAAGTCGGCCACATCCTCGGAGTGGTCAAAACTTAGAAGCATCTGATTAAATTTCTGCGACTCAAGCCATGCTTCGCTCTTATCGAGGAACATATCCTCAAGCGTTTCAACATCGCGCTCGTCTGTAGCAAATACATTCTGCCAGATAACATCTTCATTAATATAAGCGATCTTGCGCCCAGGCGAAGCAATAAACGTCTGTGGAGCGTGCATCTCGGTCTTGGTGCCATCCTCATTGAGAATGGTCAGGCACCCAGAAAGCATGATGTTGAGGTGAGGTGTTTTATGGCGATGGCCGATCACATAAGCGCCAGTCGGCATCTTCACTTCGCGGATATAGATGCCTGGCGCAAAGCGATGTGTGATTGGACAATCCGCTTGCGGGGTATCGAGGAAGGCTGATTCCAGCCGCTGCACATCCGATTCCGTAAACGCCCGCTCAAAAGGCGCAATAAGGCCGTCAGCGACAGTCTCAACGTCTTTTGCTTGGCACAATGCAGTCACAGCTTCACCCTATTAAGATGAGCCACCGGCTGCTCAATGACGCTCGGTAGCCTCACTATATCACAATCAATCTTCAAATTCAAACTCTCGCTCTTCCCATGCTTGGCATAGGCGGAGATCGTGGCAGACAAACTCAAACTTGGTGCAGAAGCCACGGAAGCCAGCGTTATTGTCCCACTGATTTCGAGGGATGCGTTCCATCTTGGCCTGGGTCAGCGTGCTGTTGTCGTAATACTCGCAGTTTGAACAACGACGCCGACGAGCCTCAGTTTCATCAACCTGCATCGCCTTTCCTACTGCAACCCAGAATGTCGGATTGGCATCAGGTTCATTGCTTGGGTCTTCGGGACCGAGCATCCAGTCCTTAATGGCGACCTGCGTGTTTTTTTTGTTCTCAGCGGTGGTGATGAATGGTTCGCTTTCGCGCATACCCGCGAAGCCTTCGATCATAATCATTGGCTTTTTCATTACGATATTTCCCGTCCAGATGCGCGGATGTTGATTGCTGTAGCTGTTCCCGCAATAGTTGAAATAAACCCGCCTGACGCAATTACCTGACCGACTAGCTCAGGAAATGTGTAGGTCTCTGATGGCTGAAGCGTCTTGGTCTTGACGATTAGGTTGTCATTTCCTGCGCTGCCAGACACTGCTACAAGGTTGACGCTGATCGTTGCAGCAGTTGCGCTGTAATTTGTCGCGGTGAACTTATCAATGACTGTAGTTACATTCACAGAGGTATATTGCGTTGTCTGTGTGTTTTCCGCAGTCTTTGATGGAATGATGTTTCTGGTATTTACAGCCATGTCTAATCCTTTAATACAACAAACAATTAAATGATGCTGCTTGCGTTATAACCCAATTTGTGCCGTTTGACACTAGGGTTGCCCAGTTTCCTGCAACATTTGTCAAAATCGCAGAACCAGCCGAACCGCCACCTTGCGGAATGACATCGCTTGACGCAGATACAAGTGACTGATCTTGGTAGTTCTGAAAGTTAAGAGTACGGCCAGCATATACCGAAGCGGTAGGCAGCGTGACAGTGCAAGTCGAACCTGACTTGTCATTAATAATCCAAAGCTCACCAGATGCTACCGTGAAGTCCGCTGTTTTAATTACAGGCGACGATGACGCATTAATGATTGCTTGCACAGCCAGCGCATCCAATGCTGGTGGCAATTGTTGAAGTGTCGTTATTTGCTCTTGCAGTGCTGCAATCTGCTCCTGAGATGCCGCTGGTGGGCCTCTGTCTAAAGAATCCAGAAGACTTTGAATGCTGTCATTTGCTTCATTCGCAGCAGCATTGGCATTGCCAGCCGCAATACTAATATCATCAACAGTAACGTTCGCCATCGTATCAACGGTAGCAAATAGATTTTCGAATTGTTTAATCTGCTCAAAGTCCTGAAGGAACGAGGCAAACTGATCCCGTGTCAGGCTTAATCTTCTTGGAGTTACAGCCATCAGTAAGCCAATGGCTCTATTGCCGCCTCTAGCCTAGCAAAAGACATATGAGCGTCTGATGTGCCTTGGAATCGCTGTATGCGCCAGTTACGCATCCACCCCTGCTGGAACCATACCAGGCGCTTTGCACGCTGTCCTGTCTTACCAGCCTTGATAAACTTCTGCTGGCTCCATGTTTCGCCATCAGTCGAATAGCTGGTGTTAATCGTTGGGTCAGAACCATAGGCTACGGCACCAGTAAGGCCAACCAACTCTAGCTGCTGTATGATAGCGCCACGGCCCTCGTTATAAACGATGGTGGTTCCAAACTCCCAGCGCACAGTGTCGCCATATTGTGTCGAAATGTTGTTTATAAGATAGCCGACTTTTCCAGTGGTTGGGTCTCCGCATAGCCATTTATCATAGCACCACGCAAAGTTTTGAGCGCGATATTTAGAGAATCCAGCAATGCTGCTTGTCAGAATAAACCAAACTGGGTGCTGCAATGATTTTGACGCAGCTCCATCAAATACAAGTGTCCGATCAGGAAGGTGGATATAAAGATGGTCGTGCGCTCTATCGTTACGCGCTTCCATATTCACCAAGGCAAGTTCTGCCTCAGTGTAGTTCAATAAAATCTGGTCAATCTCTTGTGTGCTGATTTTAGTAGCATTGGCATTTACGCCCAGATAAACGCCTGGCGCTTCGTTCCAGCCGCTACCAAGGAATGCACAAGTTTCTATGTATATGCAGCAAGCGTGTGTGCCAACTGAGCCTTTTTCAATCTGAGCGCCTTCAATGCGTTGAAATGGGAATAGGTCACCGCCCACGTTGTCAAACACTTCGATGGTGTTTCTGTTCAGCGCATAGACTTCGTTGCGTAGTTTAAGCAATCCAGTGATCGGATCAGGGTCTGCTTCTGCGGAACCATACTTCAATGGATTAACCGCAAACGGGTTGTTTAGTTCCGTAACCACAAGAAACTCGCCATCGGTGGTCATAAAATAACCATCCACCCAAACCACATCCAGCACGATGCCCAAGTCTGGATCGGTAACCTGTGTCACCGTTGTACCATCGTAATAATAAAGATTGTTGTTTGAGGCAATCGCCAGAAGGTCAAATGAATAATCCATTGACGCATCTATGCCATTGTCCCCAACGTCAGCGATGACAGTGACTGTTCCATTGGCAGCAACGCTACAGAACTTCGAACCCATCACACGATAGCAGACGCCATTCCAGTTTATAGCGCCGCGATCTAAGCCAGGGCCAACGCCATTAGAAACAACGCCGTCAGAAGGACGCAGGAATCCTTCGCTGATACCGCTCGACTTTGGCACAGGCACAAGGTTTACCGGATAAGACGTGCGAAAGTCCGGCCCGTTGTCCGTGAAGATGCCGCTGAGGATTGGAATCTGTGTCATGGATATATGTTATTCCAGCAGAATAAAGCCGCCATCTTCAAGAGTTAGGAAGTCACCATTCTCTAAAAGAAGCGCACCAAGAACGGGGCCACCGTCTGCGTTGTAATAACGCAAGCGATTCCGAAGGCGCGTTAGCAGAAACATTAGAAGCCTTCGCCTGGAATGATGTGGAGGCTTCCACCGCCAGCAGGGGCAATGTATGCGATCCGGTCATAGTCCAAAAACTTACTGATGCTTACCTGACCATTTGGCGGAACAAGATAATCAGCAGTCGTTGCAGCCAGACCAGCGCCCGTGCCAACGCGCACAAAGCATTCAACCGAATTGCGGCTGGTGATGCACAGCGATGTCACGTTCTTACCAAGAACGGAGTTAGCACTAGCAGCGCCAGGGGTTACGGCGATAGCTTGTCCGTAAGCTGGCGCGAATGTTTCGATATTATTCATATCAATTTCCTTATTAGAAAGTTACATGAAGCTTAAACGCTTCAAGCCGCATAAGGTTGTTCGCAGTCGCTGGCTTTACAGTGATTGCAAATGTCTGGTCTACTGTAGCATCGACGTTTAGGAACACGTTTGCACCAGTCGATAGGCCATGACCTACAGCAGTCGCTGAGTTGCTGACAACTTGCGAGCTACCACGGTTGCACATTAGCTTCTGAACGCACGCGCTGGTGTTGTTAGCCGCCGCAGCAGCCAACAGAACGCCGCCGCCATATGTCATGCCCAATGTTTTAACCGTTGCGTTATTGGTCACAGTAAACAAAGCGTCAATTTCCATGCCGCCACCAACGCCCATCGACCAGCCTGGGACTGTGACAGATGCCAGCGTAATTTCGGTGTTGGCTACAGCAACAACTGCAACGCCATACCAAACGAGAGCAGTATGTGTGCCAGACTGCGTGCCGCTTGTGGTGACTGCTGCGCCGCCTGCTGAAGTTGACACTGTGAAGGTGTTAGCTGACAGCACTTGCTTCACATAGTATGTGGTGTTGATAGCCAAGCCAGTAGGCAAAGCACCAGTAGTGGTGAAGCGGATCGTTTCGTTTACCGATAGGCCATGTCCGGCCCAAGTTATAACACCTGGTGCAGCGATGCTTATCGTGACGGTCGAATCAATGTAAGGCAGGTCGATAGTTACCTCGTCGGTAGCCGTATCAGCGTCCAGCACTTCATAAAAGCCAGTCGTTGCCGTTCCGCCAGTCCAAGTGATATACAGGTCAGCGCCTTGCGATACTGCGTTTGTGAGGCCATGAACGCCAGCACTTACCAGCTTTACGTCACCCGCATCATCGTCATAGGTAAGCGTTACAAAGGTGGCTGCTGGCTCGACAAGGCTAACAGGCTCAAGGCTGCCGATTGTCAAAGGCGGGAAGTCACGCAGCGTTGGTTGAGCGCCTACGTCATATTGCGCTGTTGACTCAATGCCGCTGGTGATACGCACAGTGCGATCAACTGGATACGGGCCGAACATCTCTGCGCTGTTAGAAAGCGACGCAATTTCCGTGTAATATTCATAGCTCACTGGGCCGATTGGCTCCAATGAAACTGTTGTGGCGTCGTTACCCACGTTCCCAATGCTGATATATTCACCAGCAGGAACAATTACGTCGGTAATGGTCTGAGTTAAACCAGGTTGAATAATCATATCAATTCTCCATTAACTAAGTTTAACTTATCCTACTTTCCACACAGTGCCATCACTGTATACAGGAACAAAGTTAGCGCCACCGCCTGCAACAGTAGCAGCGAATGTTGCAGTGTTGCCGTCAGTGATAAAAGCCCGTGCGCCGGTATTGCCGACGGGATTGATAAGCTGCCCGAAGGTTGATGGCGTGGTCTGAACCGAAGAACAAACAACAGCGCCGAAGTTTGCCTGAACGTATTCAATGAGCGTGGTAATAGAAGCTCTACGCGAGTCACCCTGATTGGGAACATAAAGCACAACATTATCACCGCCCAAAAGCTGCGTGATTAACGGAAGCTGATTAATAGTTGGCATTCACTTAACTCCATTCAATCGGGCCATCTGGGCCAGCAGCTAAAGGATCAACAGGCGGATAGACATAGGGGCTCATCCAGCGCCAAGGCTTGTTGCCCTGACCAATTGGCATGGTTTCAGGAAACTGCTTTTCAAGCGGGAATGTAGCACGTTGCAGCAATACATTGTAAGCGCCTTTAGCTGATACCTTCGTGTCAGGCGATACAGCCTTGCCGTAGCCAGGAGCAATCCTAATGGCTAGGTTGGTGATGATAGCTTCCCATGCGCTGTCAGGCACATTGGTTTCTGTATCGAGGTCGCTGTCTTGTGGGCTGCTTGGCATTGCGTAGCCAAGACGGATGCCCGCTGCGTTCCATTCAGCAATCATGGAATCTAAACGACGCAGCGCAGCTTCTAGCTGTTCAGGCTGAAGATCAAAGACGTAATCTGCCAAGCCTATTTCTTCAAAGGCTGACGTTACGAACTGGCGCTTTGTATATCCCATTACTTTCTAACCTCTGGTTTGTATCCAACGCTATCCCAATATCCCTTATAAAGCTTCGTAAAGTTATCAGCCATTTCTGGAGTATCAAACTTAATAAAATCACGGCGCTTTAAGGCTTCATCGAAAGCAGCATTGCCATAGTCTTGTAACTCACCACTTTCATTTACCATAACACGAGGATAAGCATAAGCTTTTCCGTCTGCTGTTTTATATTCCATTTTGTGCGTCATTACGCGCTGTTTTTTAGGGTCTTCAGTATCAACTGTTACAGGAGCTTTAAAGGGGAAAAGAATGCGCTTAACAAATGGCACTGCGCTATTGTCGCGCAGAATCCGCTCAATGCCAAGGTCTTTATAGGCATTGTCCGTCTTTTGATTTGGACTATTATCAACCTGTGCCACTCAGCCCCCCCAGAGCTTCTGTAATGCGATCTGACAGCGTTATAGCAGAAGTTCGTGAATTAAACGATACCCCTAATTCTTTCGCCTTAATTTCTAGTTCCTCACGGCTTGGGGCGGAAACTTCATCAATCTCAACAGCCTTAGCCTTTGGCTTCTTGTCTAGCTTGCTTGCAGCATCCTCATAGGACGGGAACCAGCCCTTAGCGATCAGCGTATCAAACTCTGCCTGATCGGCTGCGCCTTGATAGGCATAAGTCCCACCGCGTGGCTTCTTGTGAGGCCCAGGGATGCGATAAAGAATGGTTGGAAAGTCTGTCATTTCTTTGCCTTCCGCTTAGGAGCCTTCGATGGCTTTCCTGCTTTCATTGCTGCATTACGCGCAACATTAAGAGCAATCGCAACCGCTTGCTTTTTCGGGCGGCCATATCCCTCTTCCATCTTAATGTTCTTACCGATGCTAGTCCGGCTGTAACCTTTTTTAAGCGGCATCTTGATCAATCCTGATTGTGGAAGTTGGGGAGGCCGAAGCCTCCCCGCCCCCAGTTTAAGTCTGATTGAACAAAAGTATTCCGGCCATTTCTGGGTTCGTCATAACCACACCATACAGCGTGTCCAGCGTGTAGAGAGTCTGGAACGTCAGCGGGTCGAAACGCTTCGTCATAACCAGTTCAATGCCCTGGTCAGTCGAGGCGCGCATAACATCCACACCAGAGCCATCAGGAACAGCATACCGGCCTGGCAGGAGTTCAATCGAATCCTTCCGCCAGAACGGGTTGATGCTCGAAGCAGCAATGTTCAAGAATCTGATTGTAGCAGTCGCCGAGGTCGCTGCAACGTCAACGTTCTGATACTGAAGTTCAGCATCAGTTGGCGAGGAGTTTGCACCGATGATCGGAGGGCTGATAATCATCGAAGTGCCGTTGACAACTT